TTCCTTGATATATTCATTGCTACTGCTTGTGCATGGTGGGTGATGTTATGATAGTAAGAAGGTGTAGTCAGGGTCATCGAGTTAGGATTCATAGAAATACAACTCCCGGTGCAACTCGCACAAAAACATATGCAGATGAGTCTACAGAGACTCTGACGTACCCTTCGTCTTATGATTACTTTGTTGATGTAGATGGTACAGTAGCAAAGAAAAGTAATAGCTTTAAAGTAATTGAAGAATATTTTGTAGCTGAGTGCGCTAAGAAGCATGGTGATGGTCATGGGAGATTGATAGTAGGAAGTCATCATATCATTAATGGTGTCGCCACTACACAAGCAGATTATCCTACAGATAGTAATACTAAAGCAGAAATAAAAGATTTCTATGATAAACGTGGAGTTGTTTATGGTGGAAGTGAAACTAAATCAGAACTTCTTTCAAGAATAGTCCCTATGTATAGTGGGGATACAGAAGTATCTAAACATTTAAAGGTATAATATGGACAATATTTCAACATCATATGGAATCCATGTTAAGTATGATTTCGTGGAAAAAGATAAAACCTGAAATTGCAATATTAATTGCATACTGTGTTTTTTTAATAATCCTTACTTTACTACTTTAATATTAAGGTAAAATGAGTGATAAAGCTCAAACTGCAAGGAGTTATCGTGGTACTGTTGTTGATGATAACGCTGTGGTTAGTATTAACCTCAAGTGGTTGGGTCAGTTACTTGTTTTGGTCGGGATGCTTGTTTACGGTTATTGGCGTATCGAGTCTCGATTGGGACAGCTTGAAGATGAGATGGTCACGGCTGATGTTAAAATTGGGGAATTACTGGACAAACATATGGTGGAAGAAAAGGTACAACGAGAGCAACTGGAAGAGAAAGTGAACTTCTACGAAAAAGAATTTAATATTAATCCGCTATCATGGGGAAAGCGGAAAAAGAAGTAAATGGGTAGTTTAGCTACCCACTTGAAGTAAAATGTGCGAAATATGCTACATTTTGTATGAAAAATAAGGATTTAGCATGAAAATTAGTAACAAATTATCGGAATGAGAAAAATGCTATCAATACTGTTCTATCACATAGGTCATACCGCAGACAGACTTCTCTGGTTTAATAGTCCAATGAATGAGTGGGTAGAAGATAGATTTGGAGACTTATATCAATGGGCAATGAGGTGTTCTATTAATTATGATGACCACAATGAAATATGGCAATACGATAACCAAATTACAAGGTAATATGAATAATGGATTTTATGGCAGTTTATGGCGAAGCAGGGATGATTGGCGTTGTAGGCGTGATGTTTGTTTATTTAGTTGTGTCAATGTCAAAGAAATCAGATGCTCAACAAAAGACTCTGGAAGATTTGAAAGTTGAAAATCGTGGGCAGTCAGAAACTTTAGAGAATATGGAAGGTATGATTATTAAGTTAATTGAAAGATGGAATAAATCAGATGATGTTTCTTTGAGGCATAGGGAAGATGTTATTAGAGAGTTGTCTGAAGCATCGGAAAAGATTGCATACTTATCTGGTAGGATAAACAGTAAATGAAAGTAGAACAACATCGAGAAGAAGTTATTAAGTATCTCACAAAGTTAAATGAGAGGCAGATTACCATTTTTCATCGAGTCTCAAAGATTGAAAAACATTTAGATATGTTGAATGGTAAGACAAATTCAAATAATATAGAAATAGAAAAAATAAAGACTTGGGGAGGGGTAGCAATGTTTGCTATTCCTATAATCGTAAACCTAATAATGAAGGTAATGTAATGGATATTAAATCAATGTTGTTAAAACTTGCTGAAGAGCAAGCTGAAAAAATGCAAGAACAGGCTATGGAGCATTTAGCTTCAGATGAAATGTCTGAGCAGATTGCAAGTGCAATTAATAAGCGTATTGACATCCCATTTGTATCAGAAGAAAAAGAACAGATATTCTTTGAAAAAGTTGTTGATGTTGTTACAGATGTTTTAGAAGGTGTCTTTAAAGGAAAATAAAATGAAAACAATTACTACAATGGTTTTAGTGAGTATTCTTAATAGTTCTCAACCACAGCCAGTTGTGTTAGATAGTACAGATGTTGCCATGTCTGAGATTAAAAAGAAGAAGAAGAAAGGCAAGAAGATTAAGAAGAAAGGTAAAAAGAAGAAGAAAGGATTCTTCTCAAAATTTAAAGGCGCTAAATAGTGCCTAAACAGATTTACAAATTAAATGATTTTTCTGGTGGAATTAATAATTTAAAAGACCCGAGAGATTTGAATGTAAACGAGCTTGGGAATGCTGTCAATGTCATGGTTGACAAACAGGGTGCTATAAGAACTCGTGGTGGTGAATCTGATTATAATTCAACAATAAACGATAGGGCGGCGACAGTTGCTCCCGGCTATGGTCTTGCTGTATTTGAATCTGATTTTAGTTTAGAGATATCAAGCTATAAAACAGATAGGAGTAGTAATAATGATGTTGATTTTATTGATAAGGATATAATTGAATTAGCAACTATAAATGACGAAGCGGATAAATATCCAGTAGGTAGTATAATATCTGTAACTGGAACAAATCTAAATAACGGGTTTAGAAGAGTTTATGATTCTGGCTCTGATGCTGATGATTCACAAATAAAGGTAAAGCCATATATTGTTGCTGAAACAGGTCAGGGAGCCGTTATTAAGCGTCATTTAATTGGTGAAACATTTGTTGTTTTAGGTGATGCGGCTAATGGTCAGGTAGATATATGGCAAAGAAATGTTGGTGCATCTGGCTGGTCTAGTACAAGTTTAAATTTACGAAGTGATGGAACTGATACATTGCTTGCGGCTGAAGATTCTCAAATATCATATTATTTCGTTGATAATGCTATACGGGCTTGTGACACAAATTTTAACAATTCTTCAATTATTCACCATTATGGGTATGTAGAGAATGTTCATTTTGAAAATACAACATCTAATAATATTCTTATTTCCGGTCAGATTTATCATGGATTTTATGACAACTTAAATAATTTAGCTCCGCCTACTGAATGTAAAATTGATACAACAGACGGAGCAGGTAGTGGGAGTGATTACTTAGGTACTGCCGGAGCCGGATTTAATATTTCAGTTGCAGAAGCATCCGATGCCGCAAGTACATGGATAGGAGATGTTTATCAAGTAGCTATTAGTTTTATATATGATGAGAATCAGGAATCGTTATTATATGTTCCATCAGCAAGTAATATTTTTACTGTTTCAGAAAAATATAAACAGAAAATAAGAATTAGAGCAGAAAGAAGTTATGATGAAAGGATTAGCGGTGGCAGAGTTTATTTCAGACCAGATGATGAAAATGATGAGCCTTGGAGACTATTAGTTGATATAAGTTTTAGAAAAGGAATTAGGACTTCTCTAGATGCTGATTATGTTCAAAGAAATGAAAGTGATATCGGTGCTTCAACAGGCTGGAACCCGTTAAGCGATAGTGTTGGTAGTGGAGAAACCGAATTATATAGTGAGGCGGCTTTTTCTTTCTCACCTAATTTGGATACATATGAGAGTATAAATGGATTTCCGCCAACGGTGGATTCAATAACGATTGGTGGTATTAACGAAGGATGGAAGACAGCTATAGTAGCAAATAGGAGAGCTTTTGTTGCTCATGTAAAAACTGTTAATCCTAATACTGGTCAGGCTACTGTATATGGCGACAGGATAATGTATAGTATGCCTAATAAATTTGATACATTCCCATCTTTTAATTATATTGATGCTGTTAAGGGTGATGCTGAGAATTATGTCAAATTAGAAGAATATGCCGATAGGCTTTTGGCTTTTAAGCAAAAATCAGTTCAAATTATTAATATATCATCTCCAGCAGATTCAAATTGGTTTCTTGAAGAAAATATTAAACATAACGGAGTACAGCATCCTAGTGCTGTTGTACGAACAGATTATGGTATATGCTGGGTAAATGAAAATGGTTGTTATATGTACAATGGAAGCAATATAATAAATTTAATAGATAATAAAATAGTTGAAACTAGCAGTGCTAATGGGGTTTTCCCACCGGCATGGAATGATTTTATGTACAGCTCAAATCTTGTTGGCTACAGTATAGTTGGATATGAAAAAAGACGTAAGCAATTAATTGTTATGAAAGATTCCAATGGCGACAATTTAACGGGGAATAATTATGGTGGTGTGTCTGCAAATGGTAGTGTCAGTAGTGGAGATGCTTATATATATGATTTTAAAACAAGGTCTTGGGCTTTTGCTGATAATGCTTTTACAGACCAGAAAAAATACACTAATTTTGTAACAGATTGGCAGGGTAATTTATTTTTTGGATACGACAGTAGCGGCACAGTTGAAATGAGATATTGGAATAATGAGCCAGTTAGTCAATCTAATATTAATATAACTACTAAAGATATTGATTTTGGAAATCCATCAAATGTTAAAAAAATATATAAAGTTTATGCCACATATAAATCATCAGTAGACCAATTAACCCCATTAGAGTATTCTATAGATGGAAAAAACTCTTGGGGAGACTTTGCTACAGGTTCAAGTGTTTCTCCAGCGGGAAATGATTCTGGAGATTTAGATGCAGTTACAGCTTGGGATGTTGCAACATTTACTCCATCTTCCCCTATATCATGTCAAAGTATTCAATTCAAATTTAATCCCCCATCTTCCGGTACGTTTGATATTAATGATATATCTATTGAATACAGGACACTTCACAAGAGAGTTTCATAATGGCTGACAGAATATCAAGAGTATTAGGGAATAGTAAAGAAACTTCTTCTCAGTTTGTTGGCACAAAATCGGTTATTGGTTATCCACCATCACCAAATTCAATGAAAGACGGAGACATTGTTTTTGCTCAGTCATCTAATAAGCAACTGGCTCTTTTTAAAAAATATAGAGGTGGGGTTCATAAATCTTATTTATCTTCTGATGGTAATCAATATGTAGATAGGGATATTACTATTAAAAGAAATGTAAATGTAAGCGGAACTTCCAATTTGAATATTGTTGATATAGATGGTAGTACGCAAATTGATGGTTCAGTTACAGTTGGTGTTGATGATACTGGTTATGATGTTAAATTTTTTGGAGCGACCGCAGGTGCTTATTCGTTGTGGGATGCATCTGAGGATAGATATACATTATCTAACCCAACTGGAGCACCAACATTAAGATTACTTAGAAATGATTCGTCTGTAAATACGAATGATAGTTTAGGTAAAATAGAATTTGCAGGGTTAGATAGTGCTGAAGATGTTGGCTGTATGATTGAGGGTCAGTCAAGAGGTACATGGACAGGTGGTTCTGATATACCATCAGGACTATTTATCTGGGTAGCTGATGACAACTCTACTACATTGAAAGAAAATGTAAGATTTGATTGGAGAGGAAGTAGGTTTAATTATCCAAAACATGATGACTTAGACTTTTCTGTTGGTTCAGATAATAAGGAGCGTTGTTTATTTGTTGACGCTGGTGATGAATGTGTTGCTATAGGGTTTGATAGTGCTCCAACTATAGATGGGAGTGCTGTTGGTCAACTTATTATTAATAATGGAACAAAGCCATCTGCCCATACTGATGACCAAATATATATTGGAGCTGAAAATTCTGCGGGTACTGGTACGGATACACTATCAACATTGTCTCTGTTTTTAGAAGAAGGTATAGATGCAACTGCTTTAGATGCTGTTGGTACTTTATCTCACAGGATACCAATATGGCTTAATGGTACTTGTTATTGGTTATACTTAGACCCTGTGTAATTATGAATTAAAAGGCTTATTAAGGTATTTTAAAAGATGAATAAATTTATTAGTTTAAAACGTGAAATTTTAACCACTTTATGTGGTTTATATAAGGAGTCTCTATGAAAACTTTACTTGGGATGCAGTATGGTGGAGCCGTACAACAGCAATACCCTAGACGTGAATTACAGCTACAGCCAAAATCATTTCAAGAAGGCGGTGGCGTATCAGCAGGTTTAGCCGGATTAAAAAGATTGATAAAAAAACGATTCGCATCTGATGTTTATGGAGAAGAACAGGCTGAACAAGTTGAAAAACAGAAAAAGGCAGGTTTATTTGGTTCTCTACTCGCACTCGGTAGTGGTGCAGGTGCGGCGTGGCTGACACCATTACTTTTAACTAATCCGGCAACAGCCGCCCTTGCACTTCCTTGGTTAGTCGGTGGTGCTACTGGAGCTGGAAAATATATCGGTGAGAAAATAGGTTATGGCGGTGAGCAGGATATAGATATGGATATGATGTATGCAAAAGAAGCAGGCATGGAAGATATTGAGAGAGCGGGAGAAGAATATCAAAGCGGTATGGGTGAAAGAGCGTTACTGTCAGGACTCAAATCTGGATTAATGGCAGGTTTTGCGCCAGATACTTCAATGTTTGGTAAG